AGCAGAAGCAGAGTTCTGAATCTCAGCGTACAGCTTTGTACCGAGCTTCTCGCCCAGCTTTTCGCAAAGATCATCCTGACTCCATATATAGATTTCATCGAAATCAAATATATTCAGCTTCTCTATAGTTGCGGGGCCAAGCCCCTTGATCTTCAGAGTTTTTGCAAAATGCTCGAGCTTCTTTTGCTTCTGTGCTACACAGTTAGTACTGTGACAATACAACAAATCATTAACCACAGCAAGCGTACTACCACAAGACGGACACTCCGTAGGTGGTACGATTTCTCTCAGCATTTAAAGTTCTCCAAAAATGTAAAATATATTATACGGAAATGTGAGGTAAAAGTCAAGAACTATTTTTTGGCAGGTCTACTCTGCGAACGATTCGCGGAATAATATCGCCACTACGTATTACCTCTACAGTGCAACCTATTTCTAGCTCCAGGTTGCGAATGTACTCGATATTGTGTAGTGTTGCCCTACTCACAAGAGCACCATCCACTTCGACAGGGGAAAGAATAGCAACCGGGCTGACTATACCCGACTTACCAATCTGCCACACAACATCGAGCAATTCTGTATGTACACCCTCCTTTCGCTCTTTAAAAGCAAAAGCGCCACGAGGATGGTGAGCTGTATGTCCCAATCGCTTAAAGACTTTCTGATCGTCAGCACGGTACACTTTTCCATCAGTAGGATAAAGTGAAGCGTCGAACGTGGTAACAACATTAAAGCCTAGATTGGCCAACAACCTCATTGCCGTCTTATAGTGAGAGTAGTCGATCTCAGAAGACTGAACGTCATATGCTACAAATGTCAGAGGACGCAGAGCGAACTCTGCAATACTCTTCAATCCTAGCGACCCCGAGGCAACATTTCGGCTGTTGGGAACATCAGAGGGGCAAACGACTTCACCAGTAATAAAAACCTCACCATACGTGGTGATTTCCTCAGGGACTAGCATAGACATTTTGTCGGTAATATCTCGGCCAATATTACCATCACCTCTGGTCAATCCGAGTGCGAAGTGTCCATTTACATATAGTAAAGACACTGCTGCCCCGTCCAACTTGGGAGTAACAACAACATTGCTACCCTCTTCCAAGTAGTTTGGAGCATCATCTAAATCAAAGAACTTTTGCAAAGAATACATTTTATGAGCATGAGGAACACCATCAGTAATGGTATGTCCCACACTGCGTAAATTATACTTTGCTATGAGTGCATCATACTCCTCGTCCGAGATTATCGGGTAGCCAGAGTAATATGCAAGATCACACTTTTCAATAAAATCGTTCATACGTTCTCCCACTCAGACATATATTATACTGAAAAATGACAGAAAAGTCAAGAACTATTTTATGTATAGGTTTCGAAGAATGTCCGAGAAGTGTTCTTCAAGTATATCTTTACTCTCGGCTAGTGATAAGATTTCTGTAAGTCCTATAAAGAGTTCCCTGGAATTTTTGAAATCAATTGGCATGGCAACTCCATCGGATGAGGGTCTCCACTCTTCATCAAAATCAAGATAATACTTTCTTAAGTGTAGGTACTCTGTACCACGAAAAGAATTTACACTTAATCTAATTTGAACTTCATGCTCTTGATTATAGTGGATTACTCGTTCATACATTGGTGGGGCTTCGTGTATATTCATCTTCGCGTACCATTCTGTAAAACCGAAGCCAATCCAACAACACTGGTTACATTGTCTGGTTTTAGTAAGCGATAAGAATCAGTATCCCAACAGAATAACAGTAAAGTCTCTGGGGATTCTTTTGCCCTATTCTTCTTCTTTTGAATGTATGGTGTGGAGAAATCCAGGGTACATACATTATATTTTAACTTACCTGAGTTCTCACTTCGATAAGTAATTATTGCATCACCATACTCATTTACAAGGTCTGCTAATTCCTCTTTTTTCACAAATACTCCTTAGGTAGCAGGTCAGTAAAATTTTTTACTTTGCCGAACTCTAAGGTTGTTTCTGTAAGTAGCAGAAAACCACTCTCCCGAAAGAGAGTGGCTCAACTAAAGTTTTTTAGTTTGAGTTTACGTTACCGATAACTGTAGTAAAGTATTGAGCTGCTTTGCCTGTTAGCTTTGAGATTACATCCTCATCCACTTCTTGGCCCGCATCTGTAATAGCCGCAATAAGTGACTCTTGTGCGGCAGCCTTGGATACTCGACCCCCGCCGCTACCACCACTCGTGCCAGTCTTGCTGCCACCAGAAGCGGGGCTCTTCTTTACATAAACTCCAGCCTTGGTAAGAATCATACGAACACCATTTGGTGACTCTTCAAGCTCCTCTGCGATTGCTTTTACAATCTCCATGGAGGTCTCAGGAGTCGGGTCTTGATCTTCGTACATAGATACTGCTTGTGCTTTTTTGTCGTCGTCCCACGCCATTCTGCGCTTTCCTCTTTTCTGTTGTTGTGAATAAAATCTATCGCCCACTCTGAATTTGCTCCACCCATAAGAATGTAACAAGCGAGAGAGTAAGGAATAGGAACCATCCTGCTAATAATCCCATTTGTAAAGTCTCCTTCAATTTCAACTACTATTATAGTTGAATGTAAGATAAAAGTCAAGAACTATTTTTAAATACGTGATAGATCAACCCCATATTCTTCCAAATGAGTGAGTTTCCCTAAATCATATGCAAGTTCTGTTGCCGTAAATCCACCACCCGTTGCGGTAGTCCAACGATCACTGTAGTCATCGTCTACCTTTTCAATTACCCAGATATTGAAAGCCTTACATCCATACTTCTTTTCATAGTTCACATCTTTATAGCCTGGAAGCTCAGCTTGATAGTCTACTGATAGTTCTTGTTTAATTATAGCAGGCCCGTGATACCGTGCCGACCATACTATCTCTCCTTCAGCAAAATCTTCTGCAATGCACTCGTCCGGGAGATAGTCACATCTTCCTTCTTGTTTTTGCGGAACTCCCGTACGTTCGATGATGGCTTTGACAAATCCTGATGATCTGTATAACCCCGCTGCGATTTCTGAGATGGTGTCACCAGATAAGAATCTACTAACCGCATCAGCCACTTCGTCTTTGGTGGCTGCTTTACCTTTGTTTTGTGATTTTCTTTTCTCGCGATACGCTTTCGTTTCTTCAAATTCATCTATTATTCTCTGTAGCCGTGTTGTATTGTATGCTATATTCAGGATACCACAGGCTTCCTTCTTTGAGATTGGGGAAGTACCATTCAGTAGACCGATCACTTTCTGTATATTGGTGTCGGATAAGTTCTCGTGATCTTTCTTTTTGATTCTTCTCAATTTTTATTGTCTCCTGATATTTACCTAATTCTACCATTGATTATGCCTCGGATCTTTTTGCTGTCGCACATTTATATAATACTGTGCTTTATCTTTACTTTGAAACTTTCCTACGGTCGCTATTTCACCATTCTTTCTTTCTTCGGTTACTCTGTAAATAGTTTTGTCTCCGTAGTGTACCTCTACAATATTCAATGCTCCAGTCATAGTGTCTCAATATACTCCGTTACCTGATGTATCTCTTTTTCTGATAACATACTTGCCTGACTCCACATCATGTTACTTTGTGGTCCGATTTTTTCTCCCGCTTTGTATGCCATGAGCCTACCCATAATATACTCATGAGACTTTCCTGCTAGCGTAGGCCCGATACCTCCACTACCTTGTGCTCCGTGGCAAGCAATACAGCCTGCATACAAAGCCTTTCCAGGCAACTCTTCTACTTGTGCAACTTGAACATTGCCTCCTTCAATATTTACCATAATCGGAAGAAAACAGTCATTGCCATCATATGAACAAATTCTTGCTTCAATTGCACTTCGCTGGGAATCGGTAATACCCATAGTTTTTGCAAGACCTGGGTCATTCTGCCCACAGCCTGCTAAAGCAATACCTAATGCTAGAATCAACCCTCGTTTTCTAAATCCCACACACATCTCCTTTTCTCTACTGGGGTAGGCTTAACTCGCTGTACCCAAAGGTGCCCATTCTTCTCTGCATCTTGGAACGTAAGAGCAGTAATAAAAAATGCACTAATGACTAATAAGTGTCCTCCGACACTTCCAATACCAAAATAAATACTGTACCCAGTCCAAAGCGTAAATACAACCGTCCACATTACCGACAGATAAAACATTAATATATACTGTGTGAATGCATTCGGTATATGTCGCAAAGGATTTGCTTTGAGACTGAAAAAGAAATTATAGGTATCGTAAATCCAAAATCCTATTGTTTTCACTTTCCACTCCATCTATTGTTTGGCCACACATTGTCGCATACATAATCAAGACTTGCTTCATATCGTCGTACTTTTATAACTATAGGTTCTCGACTTCTCCAGAACTTTTTTGTAGTTGTAATCGGTACAATACCTATTGCAAGAGGGTCTGCCCAGAAGCCTTCTCTGTTGCACTTCATATTTGCAGCCCACACAGCATTATATCGTGCGGTGTCTTTACTTTTTGCAACTACTGTGATTGTTTCAACTGCTTCTGCTGGAACTGCCAACAAAAGTAAAAGTAACCATTTTTTCATTTATTTTCTCGTGATCCTTGCCTCGTAATCTGCGAGAGAATCATCCCACCATGAGGGGGCAGATCGCCCAGTCCAACTGGCGAAAGTAGCCTTATCGAGATGATAGTAGTCACGATAAGACTGTATAGGATTGTCATAGTCTTTGAGCACGTCTGGCATTGCCAATCCGAAAGTGGTAAATCCAAGTCTTTCCATCTTGACAATGTCGGGCAGTTCGTTGATAACTGTAACTGATTTGTGCTGCTTGCCATACCTATAGCGATACTCCTCTCCTAACGCGTTGCCATAGCAGTGTGTCCACTCATAATTATCCAATGAACTACGTGCCCAGATAGTACAAGGATGATTGTACATCATAGGCAGATATGGAGTAAGTGGTCTGCTCTCAGGCGGTAAATGTTTAATCTCCTTTTTCAAGGAGTTTAGATAGTCGGACTCTTGTTTGTTCAGAGCCCTTGGTACAAAACCAAGATGCACATCAACCCAGACAGCAGTACAGCATATCTGGGCAACTTCCAATGGCATCTTTACAATATGTTTGTCGACATGGTACTCGGCACACTTGTCCAAGTCCTCGTCAAGGTAAAAAAGATTCATACTACCTCCAGTTAATGTATATTATACACTAACTAGTAATAAAAGTCAAGAGATATTTTCAAGTCGTGTCATCAATCTTTCAGCGCGATTAGTTACCTGGCGGTACCATTTTGAGTCTCGGCCTTCTTCTGCCGCCTCTTTCCACTTGTGCTGTGATAACATATTGTGCATGTTTTTGAATTTTGCTAACCTTGTGGCACCCAGATTGAATGCCATGTTGACCATTATCAGTTGAACCTCTTCTGGCCAATTGTGCCACTGCCCGTATAGTCTCTCGCAGTCCTCAATGGCACACTGAACGTCTCGATCGAAGAGCTCTCGGCTTCTCTCAGCCGTAATGGCTGTCCCGGGAGGCTTTCCAAACTCTTCATCTTCTGCTGTGACCAAGTGTCCGATACCAATAGTAGGGTATCCCAAGTGGTCTTTATAGACTTCCAAAACTTCGCCTTCATCTGCTTTAATTTCCTCATATAATCTTTCACGATCCATGTTTGCTCCTATAGTCTGTGATTGCTGCTTTGATAGCATCTTCCGCAAGTACACTACAGTGTATCTTTACAGGCGGGAGTGATAGTTCTTGAGCAATTTGGACATTGCTGATTTCTCCCGCTTCGTCAAGGGACTTTCCTCGAACCCATTCTGTGAGAAGTGATGAAGAAGCAATAGCACTGCCGCATCCGTAAGTTTTGAATTTAGCATCTTCAATAATTCCGTTGGTCGATACTCGGATTTGAAGTTGCATGACGTCTCCACACGCTGGAGCACCTGTGAGGCCTGTTCCGACATCTGGAGCATTCTTGTCAAGCTTTCCGACATTTCTGGGATTTTCATAATGATCTATCACCTTATCTGAGTACATTTGCATACTCCAAGTTTACTTTGCTGTGATTCTGTTCATCAGCACGAATGAATTCTATCATGGTAGATAGCCGCGCATCTGCATCCATACCGTAGTATTCGATTGCCAACTGAGGTGCAGGTACATCTTTTATCTTACCCTCTTGTATTAAATGTAAATATTCTGTGTAACTTTTGACTGCTTCTTCCTCAAAGTAGTGCGTCATCATGTGAGCAGTACGAGGAGAGATTAGATACATTACTAAGTAAAAGTGCCAGAATATAAACTGTGCGGTGATTATGAGACCCCGCTCCAGCTTGTTAGGTTCTGCAATCTCAATAAA